ATGACCGGCAATAATATTGTTCTTTTCCGTGAACGCCTGACTGCACTGGTGCGTTCATTACAGATTGCGCCTGACGTTGCCGAAAATCAGGTACTGGACCGGATGGCGCTCTGCTTTCGCAAGTTGCTGAATTTTTTCGCTGAAAACAATGAACTGACGCAGCAGGTGTTTTTGCTGCCACCTCTGGCGCAAGAAACACAGCGTTTGCTGATCAACCTGATGGCAGAAAACCTCGTGCAAAATCAGCAAAGCAAACTTTTCCGCAAAGAAATTTCTGCCGTCATGCTCGCGCAATGTTTTACCGGCATGCTGGTACAATTCGCGCAAGATCCCGCTGATCCGGCATTACGTCATCAGCAAAGTCTGGCCTGTGCAAAACTGTTCTGCGAAGGCGTTTGGCTGCGGGAGTTATAGTTCAAAACTTCATAAAGAAAGCAAAAATGGTTGGTTCAGTTTGCCGTTCATAAAAGGTTTACTACGTTCATTCCCGCGGCAGGCATCGTTTGCCACGATTTTGAAACCAGCGTTAAAGAAAGCTTTGATTTTGAAGCTGCGATTAACCGGAGGCCTGTATGTCAATCACTGTACACACTGCTGAACGCCGTTCGCTATGGCAACGTATCACGCACCGCAAGGTCAGTCATCCACCAGCGGAGAGGGCGCAGGATACATCCCGTCTGCTGGAAAGCTTTCTCGCCACAGGCTGTCTTTACGGTATTGATGTGGGGAACAGTGATCCGGCCTGGTTTCGCCGCTCCTGATCGTTATATCCGTTTATTGCGGTTCAGTTACTGGAACGAGCTGTGCCATGAGAGAAACCTTCTCCTGAAATTATGTGCTGTACCCTGAATAGCCGGTGTTTCCGCTGCGGATAACGCAACCGTGATATCTGTTATGCAGGTTGTTGTGGAAAGTCTCTCTGACCTCGTCGTAGAAATTTTAGTTCTCTCTCATTTGTTGAGCCCATAACTTTCGCCGGTTATGGGTTTTTTTATGCAAAAAAAAGCCCCGCAGTCAGGCGGGGCGACATACTAACGCCGTTAACAGGGGTAAAACGGCGACTAAAAAAGAATATAAGTAAAACCAAGGAAGGGTAAATAGGATTGCAGTGATGATTCCACAACCCGGAAATAAAGTACCACAGAAAAATACATAATTATAAATACATATTTTATATGAAATTAACTATAACATTCATTCGAAATATTGATAATACCGACAGAAATAATTAGTAATAAATAATAAAATTAAAACCGATAATTTATCTACAGAACCACGGAACTCTGTAGGTAATATTAATACGAGTCTGACTCATTGAAAATACATATATAATAAATTCAAATATCCAATTAAATGATAAAGGAATACATCATGAAATTAAAAGCATTGGCACTTATTATCCCGGCATTACTGGTTGCAGGCGCAGCTCATTCCGCAGAAATATATATTAAAGACGGCAATAAACTGGACCTGTATGGCAAAGTTGATGCACGTCACCAATTTTCAGATGATGCAGGTCAGGACGGCGACGTAACGTATGTTCGTGTAGGCTTTAAAGGTGAAACCCAAATTACCGATCAACTGACCGGTTACGGCCAGTGGGAATACAACGTCCAGGCTAATAATTCTGAAAGTACAGGTACATCAGGCAACGCCACCCGTCTGGGCTTTGCGGGTCTGAAATTCGCTGACTTCGGTTCATTCGATTACGGCCGTAACTACGGCGTTGTGTATGACATTGAAGCCTGGACCGATATGCTGCCAGTGTTCGGCGGCGATACCTACACCTCTTCTGATAACTTTATGGTTGGTCGTACTAATGGCGTTGCGACTTACCGTAATACAGACTTCTTTGGTGAAGTAAAAGGCTGGAACTTTGCGCTGCAATATCAGGGTGCGAATGATGGCGATAACAACAGCGAAGACATTAACTATACACCAGCAGGTGAAGGCACGAATAATGGCCGCGACGTTCGTCATCAGAATGGTGATGGCTATGCTCTTTCTACCACTTATGACTTCGGTATGGGTATCAACTGCTAACTGACTATTATTTAAGAGTAAATGTTCATCCCTGCAAAACTCCTGCAAAATTCTTCTGCAAAACGGCACCTTAATTAAACAACAACTTCCTTCCAGTCTTTCCCCCGGTCGTCGTTATACTTCTCCGTCATTTGACTATTTTTATGTCCAAGTAAAACTTGCGTGTTTATTCCTTGCTCTCTGAACAAGCGTTCCGACAATGACCTCTGTTCATGGAATGTTGGAGGATTCTCTCCCTCCCACAGCAGACCACTTTTATCTCGGGCTTCAGCAAATCCTTTTGAGAGTGTGCTTTTAGTTATCTGCCCACCACGGGTACAGTTTCTTCGTGAACGGTGATGATGCAAGATCCACTGACTCAAAACGGAATCTCGGCATTCTGTTATCACATCCTGAAGAGACAGCCCCAACACCTCACATTTCAAAGAAAGCGGTATAGCTATTTTAGCCCCGGTTTTTTGCTGAACTATATGAAGTTTATCATCCCAGATATCAGTAAATTTCAACTTTGATATATCTCCTATCCGTTGGCCTGTAATTAAGGCCAATAGCATTGCCCTGGGAATATGCACTGGTAACGTTAATGCAGCCGAATAAATGGCTTTCCATTCATCAAATGAAAGTCTCTGTCGTGAAACTTTTGCCCGAGGTTGTTTTGTTGCCTTCGCAGGGTTATAACCAGCCGGAACTTCACCAGCATGCTGAGCTTCTTTAAATACATCACTTAGATTCGAACGCACCATCTGCGCCATCCTTCCCTGACCTTTTTCAATGTAAACATCGAGGATCCCAGCAATATCTCTGGCACCTACTTCCGACAATGGTTTTATCCCGCAATGAGAAATTAATGCTCGTAAAGAAGGTTCCCGCAGTTTCGCAGTATCGGGCTTTATTTCGCCAGCCTTAACCCTTTCTAGCTGAATCGCTCTATATTTATCAACCCATGCATTGGTAGTGATACCTTTATTCACTTCACGGCTAATTTCATTTCTTACTCTCAGAAGATTTGCCATTTTCCTCTGATTGAGTTGCATATTCGCATCTATTGCGATTGCTTTTGCCTCCTCTTCGTTGTCCCCCAAACCGTGGAACTTACCTGTGGCTGGATGCTTGTAACGCCAGTAAACCTTATTGGTTCTGGCGTCCAAGTAGCACGACAGCCCGGGAATATTCACGTTATATTTACGTGGACGTGCCATCTTCGAGAATCCTCATTAAACGTGGATCTATATCCTTGTTGATCACAGGCTTCTCAGCTATCCCAATGAAACGCGCTGATGCTTCAACACGCCAGCACCGCCCAGCTTTAAAGGGCAGGGGGTATATCATTCCATTTTTCGCATACCTCATCAGCGTTGGTCTGCTAGGTATTGGCGCGGAAAACTCTTCGAGAGCCCATTCATCAAGCGTTAATGTTCTCGTCATATATCACTCCACACGTTTAATTATAGCCAGCTGCACACCGGTTTACTGACTGACCCGAAATCGACCGTAATATTTTCCAGCTCGCCACCATAGCATTTTCATACCTGGCGGCACTGCTGGCGCAAACTCAACCGGAACAAACCACAGATTCAGCATTCTTTTCACGCAAAACCGCCTGACGAAATGTGAACGGGTTGTCTCAGCCATGGCTTCTTTCCCTCTGTTCGATTACTTCCAAACCCAACTTTAAGGCCAGCGCATGTTCAGCTCTGGCGCCTGCGCTGAACTGCCAACCGGTAAGCAGGTAAATCGCTTCGGCGCGTTGCAGCATCGTCAGGCCGATAGCCATGTAATCAGCTTTTGTTAGGCCATCAGGCATGATTGCCGGATTCAGTGGCACATGCTTTTCAAATGACAGGTTTATAGCTGCCCGTTTGAAAGCAGGGCGGTTGAAATGTGGCAGGCCTGTCATTGGCCCGGCGATATAAACTTTCATTTCAGCCCACCCTCGTAGCCGTGCGCAGTACCTGATAAATCTGGTGTGCGATAGTGCGTTCATTACCCACAGGGCAGGCTTTGAAATATTCATAAGCGGCGGTGATCGCCACCTGGTGCTTTTCCAAAAAGTCGGTTTTAAGGCGTGCAATTTCGGCTTGTTCTTCAGTATTGCGGCGGAACCAAACGCTATAAGGGCCGTCCTCGGTATCGTGAATTGAGGCAAGGAACCAGCCTTCACCGATTGGCGGAGTAGGGTTCCACGCAGAAACATCAGCTTCGCCTACTTCATAGGCGGCCTGAATATCGTCAGCTGCTGGATCGGCATCAAGTGACAGGGTATAAACCTCGACACCCTGAGCTTTTGCCCACGCTTCAAATTCGCCTGGCGCTGGGTATTCGTTACCGTTGGCCGGTTCGAAGAAATCAGGGTGAGTCCAATATCCCAAGTTATCGGCATTGCGTTCTGGTGTGACCGGTTGAATAAGTTTCATGGCTGCATTCCTAAATAAGTGATTTCCAGATTTCGGCGTGAGCGAATCCCTTGCCAGCATTGGCAATTAAATTTCAGTAATAACGATTCACTAAATGCCCCAGTGGACCAGGGCATTTAAGGCCGCGCTATCAGGCTTTGAACTCTCCGATGAATGTTTCTACTTCAACGTCGGTGAAATTGGTTTCGAGCAGCTCGCGGAACTCGGTCGCCATCAGTTCTTCAGCCGTTTCCAACTGCACGATGCGCAGAACCAGCACCGGAGCATTGCCGCCGGTCAGTACGCTGTAGCGCAGGCGGAATCGGCGTTCTCCCAGCCCTTCATATGGCACGCACTTAAATTCGAATGCCGCAGGCATGACTTCTTTGCTTTTTGCCTCAACGCTTTCCATCACTGAGCGCTTGGCGCCGAAATCACTATCTTCATGATCCGCAGAACTGGATGCTTCGATGGTAATTTTACGGACGCCGCCGATCGCTTTCTTGATGTCCAGCACTTCTCCGTCAGCGGTGAAAGCCATCAGGAATTCAGACCAGTCTTCGAGCCACTCGGCCAGATCCTTCTGTGAGTTTTTATCGCCATTGATGTTCAGCAAAGCCTGGAATGGCGCAGTGCGTTTCAGTTTCAAAACTGCGATGTTATCTGCGTGACCTGGTGCAGTCAGAGTGCCAAGGTTAAACACAGTCACCGCTGCCATGTTGTCAGCATTAATGAAGCTGCGGACGCCTTCGCCTGCGTAATCTTTGCAGTAGCGGGAGAAATCCTGAATGCTGGCGGTTTCCATTTTCCCGCGGAAGCGGAACCGGCCATCTTGCAGGTTTTCAAGCGAATGAATACGGACAGATTCAGGCAAAGCAACAGCAGGGCAGTCTGCTGAAGACAGGCGTTCTTCCAGCAGATTAGAAAGGGACATATCCCGGACTTCTTTGATTGCTGATGCGTCTAAAACTTGAGACATAACAATCTCCTTTTATCGGATGGTTAAACGATGCTTATCGCGCGTCACGGAGTTTGCCGTCAGGATCTCCGGCGATGGTGAACAACTGGCCCTGATCTTCCTGCATGATGGTCAGCTTGCCGCCTTTGCCCACGTACATAGGGGTTTCGGTAGTGTCTTCTTCCGACGTTTTTCCGCGAGGCGTAGGTGCTGAGAACTTCAATTTGTGAGCCAGCATCACGCGTTTTTCTTCCATCGAATTACTGATTCGGGAAACATCAATCTCGATGGACACTTTGCCTTTACCACCGTTATTCAGAACACCCAGAGCGGCAGTATTCAGCGCGGCGGCGATTTTGTTTTCGAAAATACCGGCGTCCAATTCGGAGAGAAACTCCGGGACGTTGGTCATACGACTTTCAGCCATTTTCATGCCCTCATTATCGCGGCGCACACCGCGGGAAATTACTCACACACATAGACAAGGGCAGCCGGTAATGCACAGGGCGTGCTGGGTGGGGCCAGCGAACCCTTGTCTATGCCTGCGAAAAAATTGGCGGTGGTAATGATCAGAACATTATCTTCGCTCCCCCTGATGTTGGATGGTTGAAGAGTCATGCCACCGCCGAATACAGCTACACACAGCAATTATCGAGGTTCAACGTCGATCTGATTGGGCGGCGGGAGTCGAACCCGCAATCGGGTAGGGAACCCGACCATCACCAGAATGCTTTGCACAACGGGAAGAACACTGGGACTGTGGTCATACTGGGTTTATGGTAAGTGAGTTCATCAACCCCCCAGTGTTCTTGCCGTTGTGTGCCTGGTCACTTCTCCACCTCAGGCGGCGGTGTTATCTTGGTAGTTCTCACACAGCCAAGAAGGAAATGAAGGTGGAAAACGCTTCGACTAATTTAGTCACTTTAGCCCGTAGGATTGAAGCTCTTGAGAACGCATTCACGGTAGCGCTTCATTCCGTTTCAACTGCCTTACCCACAGTAAAGAGCGACGTCATTGAAAATCTAAATCGTCATGCTCAAGCTTATAAAGGTAAGGATCCTGCCGTTGCCTCTGCAACCAAGTTGCTTATTAACCGAATTGAAGCTTTCAATCCGAAAATAAGAGATTAATTTTGGTAATCTCGCCGCCTTCCAAAAAGGCGGCTACTTGGTGTCCATGCTTTTGCAAGATTTCAGAAACAGTTTCTTCAATTAACTCTTCATTCGAAGATCCCAAACCAATAATTTTCGGTTCTTGCTTATCCATCCTGATACCTCATTAAGCTGCGGCGTTCTTGCCGTCGTGCTGCTGATACCTGAGAGAATCATTCGATGCTTCTTTGCCACCTGCAACTACTGCGTGGGCATCCACGTTGATCACTGCTGATGGTGTAAATCTAAAATAATTTAGTTTTTAATGCAACAGTTAAAACTAAAAATATTTAGATTTTTAACTGAAAGGTGTTTTGAATGAAGTAGGGCTAGTAGGAAGGGGGGATCAACGCCGTCTGAATTTTCGGTGCTCTACCATTACGCCAATTATTGATATGGGTTCTTGGTCAGAATGTTTTGTTGGGAAATCTTGATTTAGAGGCACAAGGGAAAAAATCTCATTACCCCCAGCATCTCTGCCACGTGCTCTGTATTTTTTGAATGTTGCTTCATGTTCACCATTCTTCGCTACAACGTAATCACCAGGCAGCGGACCTATGTCCGGATCAACGATAATTAGATCACCTTCAGTAAACTCTGGCTCCATTGACTTTCCTTTGATTTTTAAGGCAAAAGAACGGGGTGATAGTCCTATGTCAGTTAGGATGTAGTCAATATTACCTTCAAGGTTGCTTGCGTCCGACGCGGATGTCCAGATACCAGCCTGAACGTAACTGATAATGGGGATCTGGCGTGTCCCAAATGATGCGGGAATGATGTTAGAAATTTCTTCTTTACCGTAAAGGATGAAAGCCTCAGAAACACCGAAAAAAGCCGCCAAATTACTCAAAGACTTCCCACCCGGTTCATTCAGGTCACGTTCCCAGTAGCCAATAGTCACATCACTAACACCTAACGCCTTTGCGACCTGAGCTTGAGTCAGTTTCCTGTCTTTACGAAGGTTTTTTATCCGCTGCCCTTGGGTAAGCATTTTCCATCCTCTTAATGAACCTAAGTTATTTTAGTTTTTATTGATCAAAATAAAATTAAATAATACTATCTAAATTAATTTAGAAACCGGAGGTGTTATGACGACGAGTGACCTTGAAAAATATTTTGGCGAACCCGGTAAAGTCGCTGAGTTTTTTGGGATATCCCCTGAAGCATTTTATTTGTGGAGAAAGCGCCCTGGCCAACTGATCCCAAAAGGCCGAGCTGCCGAGGCTGCATATAGAACCAAAGGTGAACTGAAATACGACCCAACACTTTACAAAAAGGCTATCACCAGTGGCGAACAACCATAACTACCAAAGGGAAAACAACATGGTAGACCTGAAATCAGTAGTTAAAACGATGTGCAAAGCCTATCCCGGCGGTCGGTCTGCTATGGCTGGCGCTCTGGGCATGACTGAAACGCAGTTCAACAACAATTTGTACGAAAAGAACGGCTGGCCTGCCGTCAGTGGATGATGTGATGGATGAATTTAACCGCTATAGCGCAAGGCGCGGTGACTATAACTCACCAGCGGACTACCCTTGGCCAACGGGGGATGGACAGAAGAGGTTGCGCTAACATTGTGGGTTAAGCGTAACCGAGGCTGCCAGTGCACTAATTTTGGCGGTCAATATCATCACCATGAACTGGTGCAGTCTCGCCGTGCGCGTGGCGTTGTGTCTCTGTGTTGGACCCATGACAACGAATATCACGGGAAAGAATCGGTAAAACTCGATGCTGCAGCCCTGTCGAATACTACTGAATTTGTGACCGAGGCTATCCGCGAGCGTTCCCGATTGTCCGTTGGACATCAACTGACCCTGCCGGAACTTTGCTGGTGGGCAACGAGTAAGGGGCTGGCGGCGCAACTGCCGGAGGAAATCATATGCGAAGCGCTTGGCATGAAATACCAGCCTCCAGGCACGCAGTTGAAAGAATCCGACATTAACCCCAGCGAACAAGAGCCTCGGGAAGTGATGGCGAGCAACATCAAACCGGTGCTGGCGCTGGCCGTTGATCCGGAAACTCCAGAATCTTTCATGCTTCGCCCGAAGCGCCGCCGGTACGAAAACACCAAATACACCCAATGGGTAAAGCGCCAGCCATGCTGCGGCTGTGGTAACGGGTCAGATGATCCGCACCACATCACCGGCAATGGCTTTGGCGGTATGGCAACAAAAGCGCATGACTTGTTTGTGATCCCGCTGTGCAGACGATGTCACGACTCACTTCATGCGGATACCCCGGCTTGGGAAGAAGAACACGGCACACAGGAATTTCTGGTGTTGAAGACATTAGACCGCGCGCTGGCGATGGGTGTTATCGCTACCGGCAAGCAAAAATAAGTGTGGAGTCAGCATGAACCTTGAAACGATTTTGAAGCATTTTTCCCCGAAAGGCTTATCCATCAGCGACAGTTCCCGCGCGACGGCCAGCGACGCATTTAACATCACCGATATTATGGCGGCGCTGGGGATGACACAAAGTGACGCGGAATTCGGCCTGCGCCTGTTCCTGGCAAAAGCCGGTATTAGCCAGCAAGATAGAACGATAGCGGTCGGCATGCTGACGCAGTACGCCAAACAGCACGCACCGAAGCATATCGGCAAAGTCGCAGGGAGGCGCATGGCTGAATGCCTACACATTATGGCAAAAATGGCGTTTGAAGATTATGCGCGGTCGGCGGCGGCCACTTATGATTGTCCGTGCTGCTCTGGCACCGGTTTTTTGAGAGAGAAGAGAACCTTCAGAAATCATTTGGCAATCGACCGCCGGGAATATCTTGATGCGCTACCGGGCAATTTAGGCCTGCTTTACCGCAATGAAATGAAGTCCAAAACGGAAGGTGAAGAGATAGTTGATGTCATTTGCCAGCCGTGCAAGGGGAAGGGGACCATCTCAAATCGTTGCCGCTGTAATGGCACCGGCCGCGTGCGTGACCTGGAGAAATCAAACCTTCTCGGCGTTCCGGTCGATAAGACTTGTGATCGGTGCGCGGGCAGGGGATTCAAAAGGACACCAGGCACAACGGCCTACAAAGCGATTGTAGCACTGCTGCCTGACCTGCAGGAAAGAACATGGAATCGAAATTGGCGACCGCTATATGAGTCGCTGGTGACCAAATGTGAGCAGGAAGAGAATCACGCTGATGCTGTATTCCAAAGAATCACCAGCAAATGAGCAGGCTAAGAAGATTCAGTAAACTGACCAAGCGCCGGGATCCCAGCGCCTACATATTATTCTCTGAGAAAACTTTTTTGTTTGCAAATTGTCCAATCTTGCGTAATGTTACCATATTAAGGTATCGCCGATTTAGTCAGCAGTAAGGGGTTTCATCATGAACAAAAGCCAACTATTCACTATCAACGTTACACACGAAGACCACATGTGGACGGGGATCTGCGATGAGCTGGGTTTGGTAACTGAGGCCAAATCGTTTGAGCAGTTAACCTTGCGTGTCCGTGATATCGCACCTGAATTATGTCAACTAAACTGTGATGTTCATCCGGATGAAATGCGTCTGGACTTTGTGCATGAACAAACCTTACCTATGATGCTCTAACATATGGGCAGAGGGTTCTATACGAACATAGCCTTAATCCTCCATCGACACAAATGCAAATTTGTCAGGCAGGGAAAAGGAAGTCATGAAATTTGGTATAGCCCCATTACGAACAAAACCTTTTCCGTGCCGGTCACAGTGGTTTCAAGAAATACAGCCAATGGGATACTGAAACAGGCAGGGTTAGAAGAGAAGATTTAAGCCCGCAATGCGGGCTTTTTTGTGTCTGTGACATCCAGCTTAAGATGATTATTCACTGGTAAAATTTAACTTAAGAGAATACTTTTGATGAGCCACATTTGTGGCCTTAACTACACACAGGTATTACATGAAAAAAATATTCGCAATGCTTCTGGTAACCCTTTCTCTCGGCACTTCCGTTCAGGCTTTTGCTGGCAGCTGTCAGCATGATAACGATACAGCATCAGATGGTTCACGTTGCGGTGGAAGATCAGAGGACTCTCGCCCTGGTGGCAAAGGTGTCCGCTGATAAGCAGCACGAACATAGAAATATGAATAACGTCTTCTTAAACTAAGATTTGTTCTATTTACGCAATTTCAGCCCCAACTCTTGCATTTTGTCCGAACTTGGCGTAACTTATCTCAATCATGGGCGTTTGTGTAGATGAGCGCCTAGAAAAGCTTTGAGAGCCCTGCAGAAATGCGGGGCTTTTTCGTTTCTGCACATCAGGTAAGAGCATCGGCTTGGTAAGCTGGGACATTTCCGGCCAGTCAAGGGGTTAATGCCCTTACCGAAAAGCTTTAACCTTATTTCTGGCTAGTATCAATAATCGCTGAGCCAGAATAAACAGGAGGAGTGCAGCCTTTCAGTTCGCCATACTCAACATTGCATTCAGAGTAACCACTACCTCTCTTGATGACTATTTCACCGTCATAATTTGATGAGCATGAGCCAACCTCTCCGCTATTAATCTCGCATAAAGAAACCTTTCCATCGCTTCTGAGTAGAGGGGCATTTTTCGTTGATGGATATGGCTGGCAATCGGAGAGATTGCCGACGTTGATACTGCACTGCAAGAGTTCCGCAAGTCCTGAAAAGCTGGTGAGCATGCCGGTGAGCATTAAGACGACGAAGATTTTATTTTTCATATACATGTCCTTATTAAGTAGTGCCGTCACTATAAAACACTTCCTAGAAGCTGCCGATTGGCGGCCTTTTTTATACCCCCCCAATTAGATTGTGAGGACACCTAAAGCAATAATTTGGGTGATACTACTTCAACATAGTCGTAATGAGTTTCTTAGGCTGTTTAGAATCACCAGTTTGCAATAGCTCGATAAGTTCGCTTTTGGTGACTTCACGGCCGCATGATGCACAGTTAACGTCAGCGAAGTTAGCTTCCAGATTAAAGTCATTTGGGTAAATGAGAAATTCGCATCGGCAAATGGAGCAGACAAACTTCTCCAGAACAGTCTCAATATGCATTGAATCATCCTCTTTAAAATGATTTGAATTCAATAGAATAAAGCAAGGTTTTCCTTTAGGAGAACTCTTGATATATCTGCAAATGAAAATGTACGCTTGAATCTTGCTTTAGTAAATCTCGTGGGGAAGTAAAAAATAGCCATCACCATCGTTCGTTTGCTGGATGCCTGCTATCTTATGTAAAACATCACATGAGACCATCGGTATGAAGCTACTAGCTAACGAATTTGAATACAGAGAATGGATAGTAAAAGGCTACCTTCATTTGGATGAGGAGTTTCCTTCGGTTTTCGAACCTGACGAGCTTGAAAGAGAAATTCTGCGTCAGGTACCCAAAGAATTCCCTTGCCTTGCACAAATTGTAGAAGGCGAGGGTGGTTACTCCCTGCAGTCGGTTCAATTCATATATCGATCCCAGATAGAAGAGTGGGCAAAGCTGTTCGGGATTGTTAGTTAGATAAATACATTATTCCAATGGGCTGTCTCTGGGCGGCCTTTTTTATGCCCTCAATTCGGTTGTAAGGACACGTACGGCGATAGGGGGTTATCGATTGGCAAACGCGGACACAGCGAGAAGTGGCAAAGAACTCCAACCTAAAGTCAGCGTAGTTTTCTCTTTTTGTGCTGTATGCTATTTTTATGTCGTTGTGGTGAATCTCATCTAAGCGGTGGGGCTAATCAGCCTTTAGTTCACGTCACAAAGCGAATCAAGGTTGGCTGGCCGAAGGTTCACTGGGAGGCACCCAGCACTGCAACAACCAAACAATGCTTTTCAGTCAGTGATGATGGGATAACCCGGAGTGACTGGAAAGCACATTCGCATGAGCGCTGGGATTCACACTCATCGCGTTATCATCGCACTGTGTCAGCGCTCAGCCGAATGTTAAACAAACCCGCCGTATGAGGTTTTTTGCGTTTCTGGGATATGGTTTTGGATCTTCGTTCATGGCTCAGGTTCCACGATAAAAGAAGCAATCAAGCTGGGCCGTTTCGCGCTTGGCGTGTAACTTGATGATTAGTGGTATAGACAGACATTGAGGGAAATATCCCGAATGAAGGATAGCTATAAAATTTCATCATCTTTTGGCTAATACGTGGCAAAAAAAACCTCACCTCTGTTCATAACAGTAGGTGAGGTAGCCAATCTTCGGCCAACACCAGGGAAGTAAAAACAGTACAACGTTAGTGTGTAATTTTTAAATATTTTTTAATTAAAATTAAGGGCTGCCAATTGGTAGCCCTTTCTGCATTTAGTGGTCAGTCAGTCAGCTAACCATTTCACTTTCGCAAAGTGACTGAGCTGCTAATTCCTTATTTATCACGACTGCGCACCCAACCGGCTGGCCGGAGGGGAGACTATGAAAATGGACGAAAAATACAGTAACGCTACCTATGGTGGTGCTGGAATTACGGCCTTCTTTGCAAGCTTATCCCTTCAGGATTGGGGCTTTATCGCTGGCGTGCTGATCGGGGCGCTCTTTACTGCTTTGACGTACTTCCTGAATCGTCGCGAACAGATGAAGCGCACCCGGATTCTTCAAGAAATCGCCGACAAGGTGGATGCAAAAAATCCATCTGCAACCGCCCAGGTTGTTAATGAGCTCGCGCAGAAAACCAGCGAGGTCTGAAGTGGCAAACCTTAAAACGAAACTCAGTGCCGCCATGCTGGCGCTGATTGCTGCTGGAGCAAGCGCACCAGTGCTGATGGAACAGTTCCAAAAAGAGAAAGAAGGCACCAGCCTGATTGCTTATCAGGATCAGGGCGGCGTCTGGACTATCTGCGGCGGCGTGGCTTATGTGAACGGGAAGCCTGTATTTAAAGATATGAAATTGACGCGTACGCAGTGTGATGCCATCGATAGAGCAGAGCAGGCCAAAGCGCTGGCCTGGGTTGATAAAAATATTCATGTACCACTGACGCCGCCGCAGAAGGTCGGGATCGCCTCGTTCTGCCCGTGGAATATCGGTCCCGGTAAATGCTTCTCGTCGACCTTCTATCGCAAAATTAATGCTGGCGACCGACTTGGTGCATGCGCCGAAATTAAGCGCTGGATATGGGATGGCGGGAAAGATTGCCGAATTCGGGCGAACAACTGCGCTGGCCAGGTCATCAGGCGTGATCAGGAAAGCGAGCTGACTTGCTGGGGGCTGGATGAATAACAGTTTGCCGATTGCACTGGCCTTCGTGGCTGGAATTGCTCTCATGTGGTGGGCTGAAGGGCTACGCTGGGATGCTGATGTTTCCAGACTGAACGAAGCCCACACCGCAGAGCTGAAGAAACAAAGCGATCAGGCCGTGATTGACCTGACCAACCAGAAGAAGCGCACCGAAGCGGCCCTGATAGCATTTCAGGCGCTGGATGCGAAGCACACGAAGGAAATGGCAGATGAACTGGCTAAGAATGAGAAGTTGCGTGCTGATATTGCTGCTGGTACTCGCCGGGTGCGAATCGCCGCAGCAAACCTTGCCACCTGCCAACTCGTCGGGAACAGCACTTCCGGCAGCGGCAGCCTGGGCGATGCAGTACAAATCGACCTCACGCCAGCAGGTGGATCAGCTGTTCTCAGTCTCAGAGAGTCAACCAGCAGAGACGACGAAGTGATCCAATACCTTCAGGGCTATGCCGCTGAAGCCCAGAAGCGATGCGGAATTCAATAGGTGTTGATAAATGGAAAAATACGAATGGGAAAAAGAAGTATTAATCAAAAACGCTGTTATCTCGACAAGCGCACTTTCAACAAAAGTAACATTGAGCCCTGACATGAAAGCTGCAATCACTGAAGTTGTTGAGGAAATCATACGCAGAGCTTTGCAACCAGGCGGCATTCTTCACCGCAAATAGTCAAGGCATTACAGCAGGCATTCACTGAGTGTCTGAGATGATGTTGTATAAGGATGAATGCTGATCTTAATCTCCCAATACAAATTGTGAAAAAGAGTTTTTATGCAGAACTAAATGGCATTGATTTCAGTAAGGTATAACCGTTTATAACGAAGTGTTTTGTCGTCATTTACAATGAATAGAAATATCATTTACATAAATGCTACATTCAAATACATTAACTAGACGTTCAACTAGTTGAGGAATGTCATGAAAGCTACATACGGGTTAATATTGATTGTATCTCTCTTAGCAGGTTGCTCATCCGGAGGGATGTCACTTGGCGGAAATACTGACAAACTCAGCCGAGAGTATGTAACTCAACACCTTATCGTAGGAAAGACTACTAAAGCAGATGTCAGACGCGACTTTGGTGAGCCAGAGTCAGGTCGAATTAGTATCAAATCTAATGGAGAGGAAAGTTGGTACTACGCGGTAGATAAAGGTTTCGATTTGATGGGAGCAGCAGCATCCGTGATCCCTATATCAGGAGCGTCCTCAGCAGCAAGTGTCGCTAATAGTCAGAATAAACAAGACACTAATTCTCTCATGATCTGGTTTGATAAAAACGGAGTGGTTCGTAACTGGGACCGATAGACTACTGGTAGCTCTAACAGTTGTTGAGACCAACCGCCTACGGGCGGTTTTTTATTGGAGCTTTTATACAGGCCACTATTGATGGTGTCCCGTATGCGCCTGTGTGCAATTCGAGTTGAATTGTGACCCAGAATGGAATCGGCCACTTACAATATAGTTTCAAATGAAATGATTAGTAATGAAAGGTACTCCCGGCAGGGGGCCTTGCCACGGGGCGGCGGACTCGCGGAAAACGGCTAGTTTTCGTATTTCTATGCTGTCAGCAGCACGTCTATTATCTCCTTGTTATATATAATAAAAAATGAAATTCAGGTGACAAAAGTTCAATTCCCCTGTCATCTGACCAGTTTATAACCCTCTGAGTTAACGAAATAAATCGTGACTTCACCTGACAGCGTGAGGTGTCAATGTCCAATATCAGCAATCTGGGGGACGCCTACAACTGGAGCGTAGCGAAGATTGCTGAGGCTTTTGGGTTGAACCGTGGAACGGTAAGAAAGCGGCTGCTCGATGCTAATACACCAATCGCCGGCACGGTGAAAGGCAACCCGAAATTGTCAGACGGTAAGGCGTTGTTCAGCAGCGATCATAAAAACCTGGCAACCGGTGCCATTGACGTCACTAATCTGGACGCGGGCCGACAGCTGATGCGCGTTCAGAAAGAGCCATCCACCGGCCGTACCCTGAATATCCGCCCGGCGTTCCTGCTGGTGCCAACCGCCCTCGAAACCGTGGCAAACCAGACCATCAAATCTGCCAGCGTGAAAGGCGCCGACGTTAACGCCGGTATCATCAACCCGATCCAGAACTTTGCGACGGTGATCGGTGAACCGCGTCTGGACGATAACAGTGCCAAGTCCTGGTACCTGGCCGCTGCACAGGGTATGGACACCATCGAGGTGGCTTATCTCAACGGTGTCGAGCTGCCTTACATCGATCAGCAGGAGGGGTTCAGTTCTGACGGTATTGCGACGAAAGTGCGCATTGATGCCGGTGTTGCGCCGCTCGATTACCGCGGTCTGGTGAAATCTTCCGGCCAGTAATCCTCCTCCCGCGTTGCCCGAATGCCCGTAAGGGCTTTTTTTATACCTAAAATTCGCCCCCTTCCGGGGCGTCTGGAGTTTTTCAATGGCTAAGAATTTTGTACAGGAAGGTCAGACGATTTCCATTACCAACACCGGCGCTGACGTGATCGAGAGCGGCGACCCCGTGGTACTGGGTTCCCTGCTGGTTGTCTCTCTGGTGGATATTGCCCCGAATGAAACCGGTACGGGCATGGCTGAAGGGGTATTCCTGCTGCCGAAAGTCTCCGCCGATGCGATCCCCGCTGGCACAAAAGTGTATATCGCGGACGGTGAAATCCAGCTGGCGTCTGCGGATGCCGTGGCCGCTGGCATTGCCTGGGAAGCTGCCGCTGCGGGCAGCACCGTCGTTGAAGTGAAAATCAATGGCTAACGCCTTTGATGCGTTGGCATGTGCTCCAGCGTTCCGGGAAAAGCCGGTACCCGATTGAGGTCGTGAAGATACCGTTAGGAGGAGTCCGCTATGTCCCAGCCAGTGGGTGATTTGGTCGTCAGCCTTGATGTTGATGCCGCAAAATTTAATGAACAGGTCAGTTATGTCCGCAAGCAATTTACCGGCTTAGGGGCGGACTCGACGAAAGCCGGGACGCAGGTTCAGCAGGCATTCTCTAAACAGGAGCTTGCGGCACAGCGTGCGGGTATTTCCATCGGGCAATATAAAGCGGCAATGCGGATGTTGCCTGCTCAGTTCACCGATATTGCCACCCAGCTGGCAGGCGGGCAAAGCCCCTGGCTGATCCTCCTTCAGCAGGGCGGCCAGATTAAAGATTCGTTTGGCGGGGTCGGGAACGTTGCCAAAATACTGCTGACATACATTACGCCGCTCAATGCGGCTATCGGCGTCGCTGCTGTCGTTTTTGGCAGCCTGGGCCTGGCGGTTTATAAAAGCCGTCAGGAGATTGCCGAAGCCAGCAAGATTATTCAGGAGTCCCTGGGTTTAAGTGGTAGTGCAGCGGAAAAGCTGGCGCAAAATATCCGGGCTATTGCCGATTCTTCTGGCGCGTCGATTAAAAGCGTTGCCGATCTCTTCATCACCACAAAAGATGGTGCTGACGAAGCCACGCAGAAAATGATTGCGGTCGGCTTCAGCTATCTGGATGCCAAAGCCAAGGTCAGTGAATACAAAGGTTCATCTGATTTTACCAACCTCAATGTCCAGATCGAAGCGCACCGGCTTAAGGTTCTCGGTATTCCTGATGCGTGGACGGATGCGGAAGAGGCAGTCAGAAACTATTATTCGGGGGTGAATTTAGGCAAGCAAAGTGTGGCATTGGGGGGTGCTATTGATCCCATTGTTGGCGTTCTTGAGCAGGCGAAGCAGTTAAGGGGGGACCTCACAAAAGCCACCATAGACGGGAACCTGGCAACACAAAAATCAGTGGAGTGGATATCCTCGCGTCAGGCAGATCGGGCTGCCACCCTGCAGCGTCTGCAGGAAGCCTATGCGTTTAACCCCTCTGCCCAGCAGCGCGTCCTGCAGGAACAACAGAAAACATATGATGCAGAAGACGCCCTGCGGTCAAACTGGGTCGCGGGTGCGAAACAGGGCTGGGCGGAATACGCTGAATCTGCAACGGATGTTTTCACGTCCGTGCAGCAGGTGGCTCAGTCCGGATTTAACGGGCTTACAGACCAGTTGAATAGTCTGGTCACTACCGGCAAGGCCAGTTTCAAAGACTTCACCTCATCCATTCTTAAAATGATTGTTAATGTGATCGACCGTCTGCTGGTGGCCTACGCGATTCAGTCAGCCATGGGATGGGCAACGGGAAGCGTTTCTGGTGGCGGTAATGCAGGGACGGCAATCACCGGCGGCAGCTATAGTAACCTTCCGCTTGCTTATAACGGTGGTTACATCCGCGAATATGACGCGGGGGGCTACACCGGGCACGGCGGAAAGTATGAACCCAAAGGCATTGTTCACGGCGGGGAGTTTGTATTCACCAAGGAAGCGACCAGCCGTCTGGGCGTTGCAAATCTCTATCGTTTGATGCGTGGCTATGCGGGCGGAGGCCTGGTTGATGGGGGCGGTATCCAATAGCGAAAGCTGGGACATTATTTGTGACCAAGTCAGCGTATGGTTGCCAGCAGATGTATATCACTTTTCAGGGTGAGGCTTTTGTTCGTGGACTTACGGGTAATTTCAATTCGGCTGCACCGAACTGGTCCGACTGGTGGCCCATTTTCACAGGCAAGAGCACCATTCCTGTGGCAAATGGCGGTACAGGTGTAACCACTGTCGCAGCAGCTCCCTTCGCGCCCAAAGTATCACCAGCATTTTCCGGGAATGGGTCCATATCAGGCAATTTCACAGTCGGAGCACAAGTTTCAGCAGGTCCTGCGGGGTTTTATACTCAAGGATTAAACAACCCCGCTATACAGGGGGCATATATGGGGTGGAACGGTACGGGCATTGTTGGTGGAGCTGACTTTGTATGTAACCGTGGTCAGGGGAGTGGTGGTTTCCGCTTCCGTGTCGTAAATAGTAACAACACCGCCGTAATCACTGACTTCACAATGTTAGACAATGGGCAAGGCACTTCGTCCGCAGGATGGACCGCAGTGTCTGATATTGATGTAAAAATGCATGTCGAGGAGATAGACCCCGAGGAAGCTTTAACCGCGTTGACCTCATGGAGAACTTGTTCATGGGATTATTGCTCAGTGCCGAGTGAATATGACGAAGCCGGAAAAGTAATTTCGGTAACAAAGGGCGCTAAAGGTTTTGGTTTCATTGCGCAGGACGTCCAAAAAGATTGTCCTGATGCAGTCACATTGACTCAAAACCCGCAGCTTTATATCGACGAGGAAGGGGAGCTCTTCGCGAAAGAGGATACGCTATCGCTCAACACACTAGGGGTATCAGCTGCATATTCCGGCGCTGCGATAAAAGCATTAAAGAAACGCAATGAAGACCAGGCAGAACTTATCGCGGCTTTATCTGAACGTTTGAAAACGATCGAAACAACGCTTGGGATTAACAACGAACCTGCCTCATAACTTTCTTTCCTTGCCGCAAAGCTCTGTTACCATGTAACACTTGTTACTTTGGGGGATAGGGATATGAATAAGAAGTGGTCAATAGCATTGGTGGCTTTGTCAGTTTTAGTTGTTAGTGGATGTGCCTCTTCAGGCAACAAACATTTGCAGAAAGAAACTGAGACTAGTGTTCAAACTAAAATCCAGGAAGGGAAAACAACTAAAACGGAAGTAAAAGGAATGTTCGGATCGCCAGATTCGGTTAACTTCACCGATGGTGGCAAGGAGGTTTGGAAATACAGTTTTGCTAAAGTAAAAGTCAGCGGCAAGTCTTTCATTCCTTTCTACGGATTGTTCCACAATGGTACGACAGGTACGAAGAAAGAACTGACGATCCTATTTGATGGGGATAAGGTTCAAAAGTATACGATGGCTGAGTCAGCAATCGATACCAAGTCCGGATGGGCTGATTAATCGCAAAAAGAAATCCAAACTACCCTCTTAGGAGGGTTTTTTATTGGAAATAAATCCTATGGTCCTGACGGAAATTGGATAATCGCGAAAAAGAGCCCGCGACAGGCGGGCAATAAACATCAGTTTTTGCATTTGAAATATGTTTGGGTAGAACGAGCTAAGAATAGCTGAGTAATAATTTACCAATCAAAAGAATAGATAACCATAAATAGCTGTGTTCGTTGCATGGTCTATATTGGCGCGCAAAAAAGCCCTCGCGAACGAAGGCCAGTGAATTACCACTAAAATTTAGTTACATGGTGGGAGGCTTACTCCCCAAGAAACCTTAACATGCCAAATATATAGTAACGTAAAGTAACAAAAAAAGCCCGCGTTAGTAGCGGGCCATCAGTAGGCCATGTCATGGCCTTGGCAGGCTTGCTGATCTTGTGTCAGCTGATATCAGAATAGTCCAGTTGCTTTAAATTACTACCATCGGGTTGTACTAATCGACGGGGAACAGGTCACTTCGTTAAGTGAAAGCTCATGAAATAAATTTTGCTTAAGTAAATATAGTTTATAGTTAAAAAAAACCCGCGTTAACGGCGGGTTATCAGAAGATAGGTACTCATAGCGCCTTGGCAGGCGTGCTGCTCTTGTGTCAGCTATTCTTAGTTTAGATGATTTTTGAAGAAATTTTATAAAAGCTAGATACTTTAAGCGAAATCTCCGGATAACATGATCAATATCACTTTTTTGGTTAGTCGGAGTTTCTATGCACGGTGTTGATTCTGCCTATAACGAGGCATGCAGGATGATTGGTGAATGTTACCTGATGCTGTCAGAGGGTGATGAGGGCGTTAGCCGATACCGAATTGTTACGTGGCTTGAGCGAGTCCAGGAAGAGGCTGTTGATTCGAACAGTAAACAAAATGACGTATTGCAACTTGCAATACAATGTCTAAAAAAGTGGTAA